TCTTAGGCATCTTTGCTTTCAGATCAATAATTTTACCAACATTCTCAATATCAATTTCTTGAGAAGCTAAAAAGTGACTAATCTCGATCAATTGATCTTTTTGTAATTTATAAGCAAGTTCGTCTGCACTTAAACAAAGAAAATGCTGAAAAATATAGGGCTATTAAATGTGCCCAAGATTTTGTTATTGATGTAGCAAAAGGTGTTTTTGAACGTCCCTATTATTGGGATACAAACTTAAAACAATGGATATTAAAACATACTTAATTGCAACATTATTGTTTTTTAATGTTGGATTATTTGCACAAAAATCATTTGGTATTAAACCAAATCCTTTTCCGGCCAACATGGATAGTGTAGAATGGGTTGGAACAAGTATTCTTTTATTTGTAGAGAAAGAATTATTGGTTAATTATAATAATAATCAAATTATCATCGACGGTTGTGTGGTATATAGAAAATATTTTAACTTGGAAGATAAGACACAAATATATTGGGATATTGATTATTTTGCTGATGATAAAGGTGATAGATTTTTAGACAATGTAACAATTTTAGGATTTTTACTAGATGAACAAAGAACTGCAAGAGATTCTACTCGCATGTAAGGAAATGGCTCATTTTTTAGAGCGTTATTCTGCTGGGCATATTAAAGAAGAATCGAACAAATTGAAAATTAGAATTCAAAAATATATTAAAGATGAAGAAGAATACGGTGAAGAAATTAAAGTGTGAGATTTTTCCTGTAATAATTACATTCTTTTTAGGTATGTCAGCTGAAGATATTCATTCATATCTTGAGAGTAATACAGAACATTCTGCAACTGTAATTAGATTGTTAAATTTAACAACACCTGCTTATACTTTAAGTATGGTAAATCACGGAGAAATATTTGTTAATATTAATGAGGATTACTTAGATAATCCTGGTTACATTGCACATGAATGTTTTCATGCTACTGAATATACAATGGAGTATGTAGGAATAAAACATGGTGAGAAATCTTCTGAGTGTTTTGCTTATTTTTTGACGTATTTAATAAATGCACTTTATGAGAAAGTATGATTACAGATATAGATAGATTAAAGAAAGATCTTATTATTATTGAAGATTTGAGTAGATTTATAGTTAAGATACCAAATCTTCATCCTGATAATCCTCAATATACAAGAATATGGAAAAACTATTTTAAATATTGTATTGAAGGATTATGGCAATTTGATAATGGTGGTTGGAGATTCATGCCGCCTACATTATTCTTTTATGCCAATTTTTTTAAATTACAACATACGGAGAAAGGTTCAAAAGTAAGAAGATATATAAAACCTCTTGTAAGAGATTTAGATTGGTTGATACATTATTCTTATTTGGAAGCACAAGGTTTCTCAGGTTTTTCAAATGACAATGAATTTAGTTGTGATGTTGCATTAACAGATGCAGATTTGTTTAGTGAAATTGAACAATCAGATAAAGCGGAGTATATAAAAAGGTATTTAAATATCCATCGAAGTGATGGAAAAAGAAAACAATATACACCTGTAAGAGAGTATATAAAGAAGTTACATAAAGAAGATTTAGGTAAACCTTTATATGAGAATCCTGCTAGAAACTTTATGTTATTTGGTGCCCGTGGTGGAGGTAAGAGTTTTAGTATTGCTGGTATTTCTGCCCATCATTTGACATTTGATGGAGCCAAAGAATATACTAGAGAAGCACTTGAAAAACCAACAATTGCTGCAATTGCAATTGGTGCAGGTATAACAGATAAGTCGTCTGAACTTGTATCTAAAATTTCAGATGCACTTAACAGGTTAGGATTGGATTATGATTTAGGTGTTTATGGTAATCCTGAAGATGAAATTTATGAACCTAATCCTTTTTACAGGAATTGGGTAGGTGATCTTAAACCGGGTAACAAAAAGAATCCTTATAGGTATGAGTATGAAATTGAGACACCGAAAGGCTGGGTTAAAAAAGGAACTAATACCTCAATGTTTCACATCAACTATTCAGATAAGAAACAAGATGGTACTCAAGCAGGAGCTGGTGGTAGGTATCTTTTATCCGTATATGAAGAAATTGGTTTGATGCCAAACTTTAGAGATGCGTTATTAAGTAATATTGGTACTGTATCAGTAGATGGTGAACAGTTTGGTGTGCAAGTTGCTATTGGTACATCTGGTAATATTGATCTTGTTCAACAAACAAAACTTGTATTTGAGAATCCGGAAGAATATGATTTCTTAGGATTTGAGAATATTTGGGAAATTTCAGAACGACCAATTGGTTTATTTCTTCCTGCGTATATTACAGAGAATAGGTTTAAGGATAAGAACGGTAATACAAATATCGAGATGGCTCTTAAACACTATGCTGAAAGAAGAATGGATGCAGCAAGTAAATCTGATCCGGCATCTATTTATAATGAAAAAATGAACTTTCCTTTAGTTCCATCTGATATGTGGATTTCTAATAAAGGTTCATATTTTCCACAAATAGAATTGATGGAACGGGAGAAGGAGTTGGTTAAAGATTATCATTATAAAACATTAGGTCAACCTACTAAATTGATTTGGGATTCTAAAGCTGTAAACGGTGTTAGAGCTGAGTATGATCCTGATATTGAATTGATACAAACATTTCCGTTCAACAGGACAGTTACGAAGATAGATGGTGGTGTATGTATATATGAAAAACCTCAAACAATAAGAGGTGAAACACCTAATGATATGTATATAGCTACATATGATCCGTATGTATCTGAGAATATTGATGAAGGTGGATCTTTAGGTGTGACCAAGATATTTTTAAATCCTAAGTATATTTCTGAGGGATTTAATGGTAATTATTTGGTTGCTACTTATATTGGAAAACATCCAAATGGTAAAGACGCTTATTTTGAGATTCAAGAGAAAATGTTAGCTTATTATGGTAACCCGTTAAGAGGGTTATGGTATGAAGCAAATAGGGGTGATTCGGTTAGAGGGTATTATACAAGAAAAAGTAAATTACATTTACTGGCATTAAGACCAAATAGAGAAAAAGGTTCCAATGTTTATCAAAATAGAGTACTGGAATATGGATTCACTGTTGGCAATTTAACAGATAAAATTGAAATGTGTGATGACACAGCTGAATGGCTCTTATCACAAACGATGTTCAATGGTAAAAAAATGAGAGTTGTAGAGACATATCCTTGTTTGTTTACAATTCAACAGTTAATTCAGTTTGATTTAAAAGGAAACTTTGATGCTGTATCAGCATTATTAGGATTTCCATTGGCTCTTAAAGAACAAGAGCATACATTAGTAAAGGAAAGAAATAAACCAAAGTTGAATGCTTTGGCATCATTATCAATGAATCCTAATTTATTTAGGACTTCAGATATTATGGAAAGATTAAAAAAATATGAGCAGATTGAACAACAACAATAACACCGTGAGTGGTGTATTATCTGGAATCAGAAAAGCAAGTAATATTATTACTTCAACAATGGGTGGTTCTGGAAAAAATGTATTATTCTTTGGTAATAAAGAATTGCAGTTCACTAAAGATGGTGTATCTGTAGCTAAAAAAATACAATTTAAAGATACTGAAGAAGATGCTGGTGCCCAGATGCTAATTACAGCAGCAAATAAAACAGTAAAAGAATGTGGTGACGGAACTACATTGACAAGCCTTTTGGTTCAGGAATTTACTGAAAAGCTGTTTAAGCTTTGTGCAGAAAATCCAATCAACGATGTTATTGATGAGTGGACTGTACAAGTTAATGAGGTATGTAAGATTTTAACAGAGAGGTCTGTTAGGATTGAATCTTTAGATGACATTTATAATGTTGCTATGACATCTTGCAAAAATAAGACATTAGCAATGTTGATTTATGAAATTTATAGAAAGGTTGGTTTAAAAGCTAATATTTCTGTTCAACTTTCAGAACATTCTCCTCAATCGTATCATGAAATAACAAAAGGTTTAAACTTTGATGGTGGGATGATTCATCCAGCATTTGCTAATCAATTGAATGGTACTTATCAGGCTGAATGTCCAATGGTTTTAATTAAGGAAGATGTGATGAACAATTTTGAGGATTACATTGAGGAAATAAATGATCTGCATGAAAACAAAATACCATTGGTTATTATAGCTAGAGACTTCTCCGATTCTTTTATAAGATACGCTTTAACTAATAAAAACTCTAAAGGTTTGAATATTTGTTTGATGAAATTACCGGGATGGGGTTCAGCAGTAAAAGAAAACATTAGAGATATAAATGCTTTTCTTACAACACAGAAAACAAAGGATATATCTGTTGCTGGTGTAAATAAAATCACAATAACTGAGAATGAAGTTACATTGTACAACAATCCTTATGCAAGCAAAATTAAGAATCGAGTTAAACAACTTGAAGCTAAATTGGAAGCTGTGACTGAGGCGTATGATGAGTTGGATTTTAATACAAGAATAAATAATTTAAAGCAGACATCTGCTATTATCTATGTAGGTGGTAGAACAATGGAAGCTGCGAAAGAAGAGTTTGATAGAATTGAAGATGCTGTAGGTGCATGTAGAACAGCAGTAAGATATGGCACTATTAAAGGTGCTGGGTCTGAATTGGTTGATATTGCTGATTATTCAGGTTTTAAATGGTCTGATGAATTCAGAGATGTTATTTTGTCTCCAGCTAGAAAAATATTAAGTAACGCTAATATTAGTCTTGAGCCTACCAACCAACCATTTAATGTAAAAACAAAACAATTAGATAACACGTTAATTGATCCTACAAACGTTGTAGTATCGGCATTACTAAACAGTTTTAACTTAGCAACATTGCTAATTAATACAGCTTATATTTTATATGATTAAATTAAAAATCTCTGAAAAAGAGAAATACGCAGATGATGGACAATGGTTTAAGGATTATCTTAATGACACGGTTCCTATTAATACTGTAGAAACAGATGATTACAAAGCAATGTTGACTTCTTATAAAGTTGTTAACAGTGATCTATCTGATTTTAAAGAAATGCTCAATAAGTTTTGTAATCCATTAGGGGAAGACTTTGGAGAAGTAGATGAAGAAATTCAACCTTATCCTGAATTGCACAATGCTATTAATATTTTAAAAGGTGAAGTGATCCAAAGAAAAGATCAGTTACATTTGACTTTATTGACAGCTCAGGCAATTAGAGAAAAGAATCAACCAATGCTTGAACAGATTAGATTATCTGTTGATGAAAAACTTGGTATTGAACTCCAGAAGATGGAAGCTCAAATGCAAGGTATGGATGAGCAGCAAATTGAAGAAATGGTTAAATCACTAAGGACGCAACTTGAACCTGAAGATTTAGCTCAAAAAAATTGGTTGTCAGAAGTAGAAATATTCTATAATAAGGCATTAAAGTATTGTGAGTTTGACCAGAAGTTGATGGATAAGAAGGTTGAGACAATGACTGATCTTGCAACGGCGGATAGATTCTTTATTTTTTCTGGTTGGAAACATGGTCGTCCGTTTTTAGATGTTAGAAATCCAATACATATTGATTGGCATAAATCACCAAATCAGAAATTGGTACATAAGTCAAATTGGATTAGATACCAACGGGCAGTAACACTTTTAGATGCTATTGAAGCATATGATTTAACTGAAGATGAGATTGAAAGATTGGATAAATCCAGAGGACGAGGTTTAGATAAACGCCATTCTTTAGGAAAAGACAATGCAATTGTATTCGATCATACTAAACAAGATATGTTAATTTCTCAATCAGAGAAATTAGATAGAGAAGTTGGTTTAAGCTATACACCAAATAGTGCAACCAGAAATGATATTTTGATTTGGGAAACTCACTTTGAATTTAAAGCTTTTAAAGAGTTGATCTTTTTGACGTATAAAGATGAATATGGTGAGTTTATAACATTAACTTTAGATTCGTCATTTGAGATTCCAAGTTCAGCAAAAAAAGAAAAGTTTATTAATCGGTACGATCAAAAATCAACTAAATATTCTTGGATTGATCGGGGAATTGAATTTCAAGCTGAAAAGTTATATATACCAAGAAAGTATGAAATCATTAGATTGGGCGATGATGTATATCCTGTTTATGGTGAAGTGCCATATCAAGTTACAAACATCGAACGTCCGTATGATGCATTTGAACTTTCAACAAAAGGTATTGTAATGAATAGTAGAAATGCTAAGTCAACAAGTTTAGTTCAAAGAGCTATTCCTCCATATCTACAATTTATATGGATCAAGCATACAATGAACAAGGAACTTGCCAAATATCAAGGAGCTATTCAGTCAATTGATATTGACCAGATTCCTGATGATATTGGACAAGATCTTTATGGTCATAGTCTTAGGCCAAAATTAGCTACTTATTTAGCTGTGCTTAAAAAGACCAATAAAGATATTTATTCTGGTACTCAAACTAGTTACGGCGCACTTCCGCCTTCTACAAGATCTCCAGGATCTGATGGTTATTTGATTGGAACAGCTGTTGAGTTGATGAACTTACACCAATTAGCTGAATTGGTTAAACAAGAAATAGCAATGTCAATGGGGATTAGCCCACAAAGATTGGCTAGTTTTCAACAAGGATCTAATGTATCTGACAATCAACAATCTTTACAACAAAGTTATGCAATTACAGAACCATATTTCTTTGCTCTTTCAACTATTTGGAAAGATGCAATATCTGATTGGTTAGGTAATTTCAGAACGTATTGTGAAACACAAATGAGGATTAGAGGTATTGAACGTTTATCGTTTCAATATTGGTTACCTGGAAATGTCGAAGAAGTTTTAGATGTTACTCCTAGTTCATTAGATCATACTGATTTTGGATTGTTCTTAAGTGCTTCAGCTAATTCTGATACTTATGCAAGATTGATGTTGCAAAATGCACAAGCATTTGCACAAAATCAAGGTCAAGGTATATCTGCTATTTCACAAGTTCTTAAAGATATTGTTATGCAAGCATCTCCTGAAGAAATTCATAAAAGGATTCAGATTATCGAACAGCAAAGTTATGAACGTCAAACACAATTACAACAGATGACAAATCAATCAGCAAAAGAACTTGAACAAATGAAAATTGCTGCAAGAGAAGATGAGCAAGCACATGAACTGCTTATTGCAAGAGAAAGTAATGAAGCTAAAATTAATGTTGCTACAATCTCAGCTTTAGGGTTTAGTAAAAATACTGATGCTGATAGTGATGGTACTCCAGATGTAATTGAAATGCAGAAATTAGTTTTAGCTAAAGAGAAGTTAAATCTTGATGCTAAGAAGCATGAGGATACAATGGAAGTAAAACAAGAGGAATTAAAGATTAAAAATAAAATAGCAAATAAACCTAAATCTGCATGATTTTGGTATAATGTAATTCATATCTAACTTGTATTTTAAACTGTAACAATTTACAAATTAGGTGTGAATTACATTGTAATTTTGTACAAAATTAGAACATAGAAACATGACTACAACATTTGAAGATGTAAACCCTTTTGATGAGATTGAAGATGTTCAAGAACTTGAGACTCAAGAAGAAGTTCAAGAAGAAGTTCAAGAAGAACAGGAAGATCAATCAGAAGGTGATCCTCTAGCTATTGCTACATATGAAGCTTTAGTTGAAAGAGGGCTTTTTGAAAAGGATGATAATTTCAATAATAGCTTTGACTATATTGAATCGAAGTTGTCCGAACTACCAGATAATTTATTAAGACAAGCAGTAGAGTCTAAACCTGAATTTTCAAGAAAGGTTTTAGATTATATTCTTGTAGCAAATGACAATTTAACAGAAGTTGAATTTCAATCTTTTATCAAAGAATTTATTAAGGAGCAAGATCAACCTGATGTTTCATCGGCTGATTCAGCACGAGCTTTTTTGGAAGATCATTTTACCAAACAAGGAATTGCTGCTCCTGCTGTACAAGCACAATTAGATTATCTTGAAGATACAAGTGATATTGTAAAAGAAGCTGAAAAACTTTTAGCTCAAAGAGAAAAAGCAACAGATAAGATTATTCAAGAAAAACAGCAAGAAAATCAACAAATTGCTGACAGCCAAAAAGCATTTTATACTGAAGTTCATTCAGCATTAAAAGAGTTTAATTGGTCACAAAAACAACAAGATGCTGTTATTGCAGCAATGAATAAATCAAACGATATTATTCAGGCTACAATTAAGAATCCAAAAGCCTACGTTCAAATGATGGATTTTCTATCGAAATTTAACGGGAAAGAATTTGACCTGGAAGATTATAGAAAACAAGGTGAAAGTAGGGCTACTTCAAAGTTTAAAGAAAAGATTCAAAATTCAGGATTTTCTTCTCAGTCAGCTAAAACTGAAGCAAGACAAACAAAAGAGAAAAATGATCCAAATGAAAATCCGTTTCTTAAATTTACAGAAAAGTAAACTAATTACAAATTTATAACAAAAAATGACAAGACGTTCAGCGTTAGTAACCCATGAACGGGCTGGCTGGGGTGGTAGCTATTTTGATAGTTTCACTCACGCAAATCTGTTCCGTGCCTATAAACCCCATGAATTTGGTGTAATGGGCGCACAACTCTTCTCTGCAAAAATTGGAGAAGAAATGATTAACAAAAAATTCACATATTATACTCTTGCTCAAAATCAAGTACACATGCTTCCTGGTGGAGTTGATGAATATACTTGGAGTTTGATCTCTAGTACAGCAGGTGAATTCCGTTTTACTGAATTGTTGGTAGATCCAGCATCACAACCCGGCAAAGCTGGGGTTCCTTTTAAAGTTGCAATAGACAGAAGCTATTTGCACGAACCAGTATATCTGAAATTAGCAGGTTCTGATTTACCTTTGCTTCGTATTTTGGGGCATGGTACTCAGCGTTCTGAAAGTTCTTATGAGTATTTAGTTGAATTACAAACAGGTGATTTATCTACTTACATTCCTGTAAAATATTTACAGGCAGGTATGACTTGTACTCAATCTACTACTTTCGTAGCGGATGAATTGAACTACAAATATGGCCCAGATGAGTATGGTGAAATGTTTAAGTTGTTTAACTGGACAACTCAATATGCTCGTAAAGCTGAATTTACTGACAAGTTCTTACGTTTAGAAATTGAAGCTTCCAAAAATAAAAGTCGTCTTAATACAAGCGAAGGTTATTCTATTGGTGGACAAAAACAAAAAGGCCCTGCTTTAAGCTCTGGTTATGTTTATCAAGCTGATATACAAACCAAAGGTACAAAAGCAATCCGCGTTGGTACTTTTATTACAGCTGTAGAAGCTCGTCTTGAAGAAAGAATCATGTGGGATCGTGAAATGGCAATGGAAGATGGTCAACTGCAAAAAACTTTTGATACAGATTCTCAAAGACCAATTAAGATTCCTGCTGGTTGGGCACAATTGAGTAAAGATGGTAACTATCTTGAACACAATGGTGACTTATCTTTAGGTGACATTTTCTCTTTCTTACAAAATCAATTCTTAACCCGTAAAGGTTTCGGTGATCGTAAGATTAAAATTGCTTCTGGTGAAGCAGGTATTCAATTCTTGAGTCAGAAGATCTTTGAAGAATATAGTTCAATTACTACAATTGATACTTTGTTTGCTAAACCACGTACTGATGGAGAAGGTTATCATGAAAATGAACTTGAATACGGTGCGCAATTTACCAAGATCAAAATGATGAATGGTATTGAAGTTAGTATTGTACACGATCCTACTAAGGACGACAGAAGCCGTTTCCCTGAATTGGCTCCCGGTACTAACTATACTTTGGAATCATACACTATGGACATTTTTGACTTAGGTGTAACGGATCAAACTCCGGCTGGCTTAAATGGTCAAAACATGTGCATGGTAATGCAAGACGGTGTTGAAGAATTTTTCCACATTTCAAATGTGTATGACTTTAACAGCGGTGCAGAAAAATCAGGTGGTAATGTATCTTTGCTTAACAAAGAAGCAGGTGTTTACAGAACTATCGCAGGTTCGCTTAACGTATGGGACGTATCCCGTATTGGTCGAATCAAATTGAAATTAGCATAACTTTGAAATAGGGAGGAGCTAAACCCTTCTCCCTATTTTCTTTTACTTAGATTTAAAAATAGATATGAAAAATCACACCATTATGTTTGTATCACCTGTGCAGAGAATGCCAACACAAGGTAGAGACAAACAACGATTCATGATGAAGAACCCCAAAACCGGAGAGATGGTTGTGGGTAAAGCAATGGACAAAACTCGTGCTGATGGTACGGAAGTCGTTCTTAAATTTCTTATTGACTATAACAAAAATAGATATATTACAGGATTGGATGAATTAATCCCTAATCCTTTTCTTGGGTTAGCAGAAGAAGATGTATTATCATCTTACAATCTAACTTCAGCTTGGAGAGAGATTATACCAAAATTGGTAAAACAATCTCAAATCTCAAGACAAAATTATTTTGAAATTTTAGATGGTGTTGAACCAGATTTTTATACGTCCGCTGTAAAAAGTGGTACAATGTTTTCTTTTAAACCTAATCAATTAGGTAAACTTGCTGATGAAGTAAGAACTTATATTTCGCAGTTTTCAGTTGTATTTTTTGACAGACCTAATCGGTTTGTTGATGACACACCAAGACAGAGAATGGCCATTCAATTAATCAAGAACCATTCAAGTATTGCACCTGATAAAAATACAGCCAATCCAGCAGAACACTTGTTCTACATCTCTGAAGAGAATGAAGCTGAAATGGAAAAAATGCGCAAACAAGATATTATTGATGCAATGACTCATGCTAAAGTTGAATTGTTCAACAAGTCTTCTGAGTTCATGGCTTATAAAGTTGGTAGTTTACTTATTACTAAACAAGGTATTCCTGTAGTGAAAGGCGTAACTCCTAAAGATTCAGTTAAACAAAATATCAACAATTTTGTTAATGATCGTCAACATCAAATGGAGAACATTAAAAAGTTCAACGATGTTATGGATTTACTGAAAACTCCTGAGGGTAAGCAGCGTTTTGAAGTTCAATATTTAATTCAACAAGGATTAAACTCAAATGTGTTGAAAAATACAGATGGTTATATTGTTTGGGTTAATAAATCTTCTACACCTAATGTTTATAAATGGTCAGATTATGACAAACTTGTATCATTCATTTTATCGGACATGTTAATTTACGATCCTACATCCGATGATACTTCTATTACCAACTGGTATGGTGAACTTCTGAAAGAAGTAAGAGCAAAACAAATGTGGGTTGAATAATGACAATTGATAGAATTCACCAAGAGATTAAATTCAGATGGAATAAGATGAATTCCAATCATAAAAAAGATTTTCCATCTGCATACCTTGATGATAGTATCAATAAGGTCACAGATGATTATGTAGAAATTTTTTATTCTGGAAACAATAGTAAGCAATATAAATTCGGGTTTGAAGTTAATCAACAAAGAATTGATATGTTGCAGACACTTATTGCTAGAAATAGTGATGGAACAATGTTGTCATATCCTGCCGTGCAATTATCGACTGGAGAATATGCTGTTGATCTATCAACGTTTGATCCTAAATATAGACATTTTCTACGAGCATATGTTGTCCCATCTGAATGTACAAACAAAAAAATACCTGTTACAATAACAAGATTAAATGATTTAGATACTAAGCTTGATGATGATGGCACAAAACCTTCATTAGCTTGGAAACGGTGTTTAGGTTCAATTAAAAGTAATAACTTGATATTGTACACAGGAACAGACTTCACCATTTCTGAAGTGTATATTGAATACTTAAAAAATCCTGTAAAGGTTTTTTATGGTGGATATAACACATTAGAATTTGAAAGTGGTGACACAATGGCATATCAATCAGGAAGTCCACAAGTAACATCGGATTTACCTGAAACGTATCACGACCTATTAGTTGACATGGTAGTTCAATACTTAAGTCAGGTATTAGAGGACGGAAATAAATTTCAATTACAAGAAAAAACAATACTTAACAAAGTATGAAAACAAACAAATTACCAATGATTCAACTGTTGGTAGCAACTGGTGACCAAAGATTACCTTCTGGTACAACTTTCGCATCTAGTTCTACTGCACTGAACTTGTCTGACGGGCAACTGGGTGTTTTAGCATGGGATCCAAATGCTCCTGTTAGGACGATGGGTACTTATCTTACTCCTGGTGACGATCCAACTGATACACAAGCTATTAAAATTGTACAAGGTACAGCTAATTCTAGCAATGTTCAATTGGCCGATCCTTGGCAAGTAGGTGAACCAACTCACGTTGAATCTGCCGTTATTAAACATAATCAGATTGATTCTGTCTATGTAAAAAAAGCTGCTTATGCTACTTATGGGGCACAAGCTTGCACTTCTTTTCCAACACCTGTTGACAATGGTGTTTACAATGCGTTTTTAACTTTGGATTCTGTAAGAGATGAAAAAACATATGGTGTAACAAATGATAATTCACTTTATTCTGATGTTCCACTTGTTGCTGATTTCACAACTATTACTAATCCATTGGATTATGTACTTACACATTTAATGTGTAATTTCAACTCTCAGTCTAGAGCTGTTAGAAGTAACACTCGTCAAGGCAATCAACCTTTCGTAGTTTTTGGTGTAAAAGTTGGTGGTGGTTCAGGTCAAGCACTTGGTACTATTACAGCATCTACAAGCCTTACCTTCCAAACGGTTGATGGTGTAGATCAAAAACTTACAAGTTCACCAGAACTTTGTCAAGCTCTTGCTCAATTAGTTCAAGATTCAGCACTTACCACATCATCTACTATTGAAGATGTTGATATTACAACTGCTGGTGCTGCTGCTAAAATTGATGCTTTGATTGTTATTGGTTTGCCACACAATTTGGCTGCTTATTATGACAATGTTCCACAGACGATGGTTTATCCAAGAATCAACTTTGGTGGTGCGTTTATTGCTGGTACTGATCCTACCGTTGTAACATGCAATCCTAAAGAAGGTCATGGTCACACTCGTAGATGGAAAATCTGGAACAACAACCGTCAACAACTGAATATCCACACTAAGCAAAATACTCCATTTATGGACTGGTTTGCTGAAGGATATACTTACATTGATCCTGCTAAAGATTTTTATACTTCGTATATTATCGAGCATAATCATGAAGAAAAAGTATTGACTGGTACAATTAACAGTCCATTACAAACTGTTCTTTTGTTCCGTTGCGAACCACAAAGTTCATTTACTTTGAATGTAGCCAACATTGTTACAAGAATTGCAGCTGGTTCTACACCTGTTCCTTTTGTAACATCTAATGATGCTGGTACAGGTACCGCTTCTACATTGACAGTAGCTGGTGTTGAAGCAACATTAACTGCATGGCTGGAAGCTTCCAGAATAGCAGGAAAAGGTTTTGCTGTTGGTGCAGATGCAGTTGCAGCAGGAACTTACTTATCTTAATCTTATTTTACTTTTTATAAAAAAGGGGGAGAGGCTAATAGCCTTTTCCCCTTTTCTGTTTAACTATGGCACAATACGACAAATACAAAACACTTGTTATTCCGGCCAATATTGCAAAAACAGTAGCTACATCAAGCCTTCCAAAAATAGGGAAAATACAAACTCATGGTGGGCCAGCAAATGAAGGTATTAATTTAGGTATTTGGTTTCAAGAACGAATAGAGGATAGTACCATTGTTTTACCAGATCTTACTTCAATAGTAACATTGACCGGATTAGCATCAGGTTCTACAAACTTAGGTACTTTTTCAGGTTCAATCTTATCTGATAATCTTACTATATTTCAAGCTTTTCAGGAACTTGAGACATATCTCGGAACAGGAGTAGTTACATCTTCTCCTATTTCAGGAACAGGATTAACTGGAAATCCGATCACAATTGCAACAGGGGCAATAACAACATCACATATTGCTAATAATACAATTTTATTTTCTGACTTAGCACAAAATGGTGCAACGTCAGGTCAAGTTCCTACTTGGAATGGATCTGCTTGGGTGGCAGCAACTCCTTCAGGATCGGGAGGTGGTGGAATATACGGTGGTTCTGATACAGTTCCGACAAGTGTAGTAGCCACACTTACTGATAATCTTACTTTTACAACAACTAATGCTTCAGGATATTTTTATGCAAATGTTAGTGATTTAGCTGGAAGTAATTTATTATTAAATGCTACTCAAGGAAGATTAAGATTTTTTGATGTAGCTGGAAATAGTGAAGTTATTACTAACAGTTCAGGTATTTCATTGACAACACCTACTTCAAGTAGGGTGACTATTACTGGAGCAGATATGAGATATGCTGCTAATTATGCAGGAACTTATTCAAATAGATCTCTAGTTGATAAGGAATATGTAGATGGAAAGTTTAGTTTAACAGGTGCATCAACCGGAAGTATATTAGTTCATAATGGAACAGGTTATGTATCTGTTTCACCAATAGTTGAAACTCAAACAGGTATAACAGGAACTTCAGTTACGCTTGCTGCTACACCATTATCATATACATCATTTACACTTTACCGTAATGGCCAATATCAAATTGTTACGGATGACTATACTTTAGCAGGTAATTCCTTATCTCTTAATGCGGCAGCTGCTTTAGTATCTACTGATAAAATCACTGCTATATATTATATATAAAACATGGCACTAACTAAAATAAAAGCTAATCAACTTAGCCTTTCAACAAATCCCGGATCTATTATAGCATCGAATAGTTCAAATATTTTTGAAATTATATCATCTTCTCCGGGTGCTGACCACTTATTTTTCTATGACCACTCTGCTACTGCTGTTGTACCTTTAACAATTGGTACTAACTTATCCATTACAGGTACAACATTAAATGCATCTGCTGGTGCAGGTGGTTATGTAACTGTACAAGAAGAAGGTTCTGATTTAACTGCACAAACTAAACTGAACTTTGTAGGTTCAGGTTTTACTGCAACTAATGACGGAGCCAACTCAAGAACAAATGTTACATTAAATTCTTTTCTTAATACTTTAGCTACACAAGGTAACGTAAGTTTATCAGGTTCGGATGTAACTAACACGCTTCCTGCAACTAAAGGTGGTACAGGATTTGCATCTTATGCTGTAGGTGATATATTAGCAGCTAATACAACTACATCTTTATCTAAAATTGCAGCTGTTGGATCAGGTTCTGTACTTAAATCAGCAGGTGTTTCTACTCTTCCTGTCTGGGGTACTTTGGCTTCTACAGATCTTTCTAACTCTGCAAATATTGCATTATTAAATGCAACTCAAACATTTACTAATACTATTACTTTCAGTAATGCTCCTCAATATGCAGGAACACCATCTGCGGGTAATGATCTTACAAATGTAACTTATGTTACAAACCAAATTAATACTGCACTTGCAGGTATTAGAAAAGGTTCTGTAAGAGTAGCCACTACAGGTCCAGGTACATTAGCCACTTCATTTGAAAATGGAGATTCGGTTGACGGTGTAACTCTTGCTACTGGTAACTTAATTTTGATTAAAAACCAAGTTGCTCCAGCAGAAAATGGTGTTTATACTGTTAATGCTTCAGGTGCCCCTACTCGTGCAACGTGGATGGACTCTGCATCTGAAATTGATGGTGTATATGTAGCTGTTGAAGATGGTACTACTAATAGTGGAACACTTTGGATAACTGTTTCTGAAGTAACCAACTTAGGTACAGATTCGATTGTATTTACTCAGATACAAACAAGTGGTGCAGTTTCTTCTGTAACACTTACTCAACCAGCGGCTGGTTTAACTCTTACCAATACTGGTGTGGGTCAAACAGGTGCAGTAACTAGCACATTTGCTTTAGCTAATGACTTGGCTGCTTTAGAAGCACTTTCAACAAGTGGTTTTGCTGCTAGAACTGGCTCAGATACTTGGGCAATTAGATCTTTGGCTGGTACAAGTAATCGTATTACAATTACAAATCCCGCTGGTACAGCAGGTGATCCTACTATAGATATTTCATCTTCTTATGTAGGTCAAGCAACTATTACTACATTAGGTACTATCACAACTGGTACATGGACAGGTACTGCAATTGCAGCTACTTCAGGTGGTACTGGTCAAACAACTACTGCTGTAGGAGATCTTTTAGTTGGTGCAGCTTCTAATACATGGAACAAACTTACTATAGGTTCTAGTGGTACTGTACTTAAATCAAATGGTACAACTGCCAGCTGGGGTTCAGCTACACCTACCATTACAAGAGCTTATCTTACAAGTTCAACTTCGTCAGTTATTGACCTAGATTCAGGTTCTGCTGTTACTGATATAGATGGAACAAATATTACATTTACTGTACCAACAGATTTAGATCTGGTGTTTGTAGTAAAGAACGGTGTTGTTTTGTCAAGATCTGGTACAGTATCCCGTGACTATACTTTAGTATCTGCAACAGGTGTTTTAACTTTAGCAGAAGCTTTAGCAACTGACGATCAATTAATGATTTACAAATTCGCATAATATATGGCTACTCAAGTTGCTCCAAAACAAATCAAAACTGCTGGTGCTAGTACAGGTGATGTCTTAAAGTTCAATGGAACAATTTGGGCACCAGCCGCAGATGCAGGTGGAAGTTCTTCTGGTATTTCTGGTGCTATTCAATTTTCTGGTGGTTCAGGAACATTTAATTCTGATGCTACTAATTTCTTTTTTGATGATTCCACCAATCAATTACAAATGACAGGTGGAACATCTTATGGTATAAGAATACGAGGACAGAACGGAGGTGTAGATGCTTCAGCAGCGTCAAGTGTAACAGGCGCTTTTATTCCTTTTAGAAGTAATACAGATGCTACTGGAACACTCAACGTAAGTATTACTAATAGTAATACAAGTTCATCTACTTCACACGCAGCATTATCTCTTTCTACCTCAACAGGTGGTGGAGATCCATTTGTTAAATTAACCACTGCTGAAGTAGGTTATATAATGGGTGTTGATAATTCAGGAAGTGATAAATTCTATATCGGCTTAGGTACTGATCCGTCTACAATGTCAACTAGTAATATTACACTTACTGGTTCAGCAATGGGTGTTATGCAAACAAGTCCTACTGCCAAGTTACACTTAGGTGCTGGTACAGCTTCTGCAAGTACAGCTCCTTTGAAACTTACTTCTGGTACAGCTCTTACTACGCCTGAAGATGGTGCATTTGAATATCATGCTTCACACCTTTATTTTACAATTGGTTCTACAAGATACCAATTAGATCAACAAACTGCTACAGTAGCTGATGGTGATAAAGGTGATATAACAGTTTCCTCTGGAGGTACAGTTTGGACTATTGATGCTTCAGCTGTAAACAATGCTAAAATTAGTGATGTTAGTTTTGCTAAATTAACCAATGGTACATTAGCTGCTAACTTAACTGGTACAATGGTAAATTCTGGAGTTTTAGCATTTAACTATAACTCTGGTTCTAGTGCTGTATTTTTAGATGATGCCAACTCTTCAGCTTCATTATTTTCAGAAGATGGAACTCAATATGTAAATGTAAGTAATACTTCTGTTGCAATTGGTTCAGGTACTACTCAAATGGAATACATTGATGGTGTACTGCGTTTATATGATTCTGACCAAACACAATATATTGGAATACAAACTCCATCTACAGGATCATTAACTACTTCATACACTCTTACTTTACCTACAACGGATGGCAATAGTGGTGAAGCACTTATAACAAACGGCTCTGGTACTTTATCTTGGGCTGCTGTTGCAACAGGTGATGTTACTGGCCCAGGTTCTTCTGTAGATAATCAGATAGTACTCTTTAACTCTACTTCTGGTAAAGTTATTAAAGCGGCCACCACTTCTGGTATTGTTACGGCAACCTCTGGTGCTTATGGTGTAGTTACTGCTCCTTCTGGAACAATTGTTGGTAATACTGATACTCAGACTCTTACTAACAAACGTATTGATCCTAGAGTCGCTTCTACAACTTCTAATACAGCTCCTGCTCCAGATGTATCTACTACGGATATTTATATTATGACAGCATTAGCTGGTAACTGTACATTTGGTGCCCCAACTGGTACTCCAGTACAAGGAACTAAATTAATTTATCGAGTTAAGGATAATGGTACTGCCAGAACTTTAGCATATAATGCTATTTATAGAGCAATGGGTGTAACATTACCAACTACTACAGTAATTAACAAGACATTATATCTTGGTTGTATCTACAATTCAACTGATACAAAATGGGATGTAGTTTCTGTAAACATGGAAGCTTAATATGAGAACAATTATAACATCAGGTACATCATGGGTTTGTCCTTATGGCGTAACATCAATTTATGTAGAATGTTATGGTGGTGGAGGAGGTGGTGGTGGAGCCGCAGGTAATAGTTCTTCTGGAGGCGGAGGAGGAGGTGGTGCTTATGCTGCTGCTACTCAAGGTGTAACTCCTGGTACTTCATATACAATACAAATAGGCGCTGCTGGTGCAGCCGGAACCTCAACAGGAGGCAATGGTGGCACTGGTGGGTCTACTTTCTTTAATAACTCATCTACTTTAAATGCAGACGGTGGTGCTGGAGGCACCGGTACTACTATAAACGGTGCAAATGGATTTCTTGGTGCAGGAGGTTCTGCTACAGCAGGTACTGTTTTAAATGATGGTGGAAATGGTTCAAATGGTAACTTCACTAGTGGAGGTGGTGCAGGTGGTGGATGTGGTGGCCCAGGATCAGTTGGTGGCAACGCTTCTGGTGCTACTGGTGGAACGGCTGGAACAGGTGGAGTTGCTGGTCCAGGTGCTAATGGAGTAAACTCAAATACAGCTGGTACTTCACCAACAACTTATTATGGAGGTGGTGGTTCTGGAGGTAGAGCAAATAGTGCTACTGATAGAGCTGGTGGAGCTGGTAGAGCAGGATGCATAATCATATCTTATAATGGTGGTGGCGATTTTATGCAAATGATGTAAAATCGTGATACATTAAATAATATTAATTTTGTATTCTACATGTGTAGAATAAAAAAGAATAAAAATGGAAAACAAGAATGTAGAATTTCAAATTGAGTTGAACTCAAAAGTTGTTGAAATGATTGCTTCAACAAACCAACAAGTTGCTGATCTTCGTAAAGAAGCTAAACCAATCTTAGATAAGATTGAAGCGCTTATTCAAAACTTGAATAATGTTACCACAGCAATTTGTTTTCAATCAGGTGTTGACGGCACCAAACATAGTATTTCTTTTTCTGAGGATTTAACAAAAATTAATGTTCATAACCTCGAACAGAAAATGTCGAAACCTAAAACAATAAAGAAAAAAATGTAATGTCCTTCCCCCGGACGTTTTAAATTATGAGAACATATTTATTAAAAATGTTAGCCGGAACAAAAAATCTTGTTATAACCCTTTGCTCTATTTTTGCATCATTTATTGCTCCAATCCAAGGATTGATATTTTTGGCTGTTATGTTATGCCTTGCAGATTTCTTGGTTAAGTTGTACGTCGTTGCAAAGAAAGAAGGATTCAAAGCAATTGAATCTAGAAAGATGGGTGACACGGGATTAAAAATGGCTTTTTACTGTGGATTATTAGTTATACTTCAATTAACACATAATTTATTTTTCCTGGATTTCGGTAGGAATATATTAAATGTTATATTTGAACCATCCACGGTAGATTCGATTATGCAATTAAACATGGCTGCTGTAGGAGCGTTTCTTATTATTGTCCGGGAATTTAAATCTATAGACGAGAATTGGGAATCCTTATCTGGATGGTCTTTCATAAAAAGCGTCTCTGATAAATTTTCATGGATATTTAAATTTAAAAATGGATCTACTACTTCAGAGAAAAACGGAGATCAATAATACAGTCTTCGGAGAATTGTTTATAAACGGAAGCTTTTTTTGTTATACACTCGAAGATAAAATAAGAGATGTTAAAATAAAACACCAAACATGCATCCCTCAAGGATCATATAATATTATCATTACACATTCAACTAGATTTAAAGAGTTGCTTCCACTCTTACAGAACGTTCCTAATTTTATAGGAATCAGAATACATGCTGGTAATACAATTGAAGATACAAGTGGTTGTATCTTAGTTGGTTCTGCAATACAGGGTGAAAGATTGTTATATTCTAAGATAACAGTTAATCGTTTAATCAGTAAACTTCAAAGCGCATTGAAAAAAGAAAAAGTAAAAATTGAAGTAAAAAATCCATCACCAGTTAAAAAAACACTTCCTAAAGTTCAAAAAACTCCGCAGGAAGTTGAAAAAATTGTTGAAGAAATTATCCAAGAAGTTGTAGTACCAGAACCAACTCCAAAAGTACAATCTAAACTCACAATCATCATCAACTTAATTAAACAATGGCTGACCAACTTGTTACCAAACTCGTAAACACCAATTTAGATTTTATTGCTACAGAAATTCTCCCTAAAATTGAAATTGATTTTGCAAGAACTTCTTCAATAGAAGTACTTGAAAGACTTAAACAAACAGTTGCGGCTTTGACAGACGATCAACCCAACAAAGAACAGCTTGAACTTATTTGGGGAACGTTGACTTCTGATCCAGAAATGGTTGAAGCTATGCGATCTGCATTACTAAAAGCTATTAGTAATATTGATGATGAGAATCTCAAAGCAGGTTTAGGTCTTCTTATTCAACCGATTACAAAAACATTGGTTGCTGTTACAGATAATGTCAAACCTGACGGGGCACAATTGAAACAAATCTGGAATGATTTTATTCAATCGCCTGAGTTTATTAAACTTATTTTGTCCAACTTAGATTTGATCTTGTCGAAAGTAATCAAAGATAAAAATGTTTTAGGTTGGGTTACTAAATTAATCAGCAGCTTTACAAAGTAATGACAACATCACTTAATAGTGATTGTTCGATTATCACATTTAATTCTGATGGATTACTCCAGCCTGAAGGAACAACAATTGATTCTATTACTCTCAAGTATAGATTAAATTGTTCTTCTACAGAAACAGAATTGGATTTGACTGATTTAATTGAAGATGTGGCAGATGGAGCATTAAGTGTTTCATCTGCCATTTTTTATTCCGATGAAAATAAAGATACTTATTGTGACGGAATTTATTATTTTCAATTAGATGTAGTTTATACAAATGATGATGGAACATTCCAAATATCAGATTCAGCTTGTCAATTAATAGATTGTATTTTAAAATGTAAAGTGTTGGAATATTATACTTCAACAAAAGATAAAAATGTTTGGTATTATTACTACGCTTTAACATTAGGCAACTATTGTGATAGTTGTTATTGTACAGAAATGTGCAGCTTGTACACAGAATTAAAATTATTACTCAATGACACAAGTATCAGTATTGACACAAGCGGATGTGGATGCTCTTAAATGCATCTTCTTTCAACTTGTTAAAACCTTAAAAGAGGTGGGTTGGTATGGATTGGATTGTAACATGCAAGAATTAGAACAAAATTTAAACTTAAGTTTTATTTACTTGCAAATTATCAATACTAATTGTGATAAAACTCATCCTTTGGATTGTGAAATCAAATCCTTTATAAAAAAATTAAAATCTCATTGTATCTTTACGTCATTGGCTTGCACAGAAAAAACAGTTATTGAAGAATTTGATATTCTTTTAACTGAATCAGATGACCCAATACTTACAGAAGATAGTCAAACAATATTAATATAAATTATGTCAGTAAAAATATCTAATTTACCAGCAGCAACATCTGTTGCAGATGCTGATCTTATTCCTATTGTACAATCAGGTACTACAAAGAAAGCTGCTGTAGATTTGATCTTAGATCAAGCTGATGCTAGAGTAAGCAATACATTTGGTGAAGGCAGTGCCAGCTTCTCAGGTACACTAGAGAACAATTTCTCTTTACCTGCAACAAATCCTTTGGTAGTTATTGTTGCTGGGTACAATAACAATGCTGTTTATTTTAGAGGAACATTAGATTGTTCCCTTGTTACTTTCTCAGGTTCCACATTTGTTAGATCTTTTAGATTACCTAGTCCGGCTAGACCAATTTCTAATATGCATTTTACTGTTGTCAGTGAAGCTGAAGCTATTGGAATATGTAAAGTTCAATCAGATGGATATGTCTATATTAAAAATGTTACAGGAAATCTTGTAACTAACGGTATTATTGATTTTGGAAATGTCTCTTTTTATAGAGATCCGTTCTAGAATCGTGATTATTTTAGACAAACTATCTTTGTCTAAAATTAAATAAAATGAAAGAACTAAAAAAATTCCTAAAGGAAAAGCAGGAACCTGGCAACTGGTTAGAAATTGCCAACACCTTTAATGTCGAAGGGACAAAAAAACAAAAGTCTGACTATGTTAGACGATTATGGAAAAAAGTAAGATCTGAAGGACATCATATCCAAGATGTTGAACAAATTTCAGACGGTATTCTTTTTATTGGCGACATACATGAACCTTTTTGTAAAGAGGGTTATTTAGAATTTTGCAAAAAGCAATATGATAAATATGGTTGCAACAAAGTGATTTTTGCTGGAGACATTATTGATAATCATGCTCAATCGTTTCATGATTCTGATGCTGATGGATTATCAGCTAAGGATGAATTAGAACTCGCTGTAAAGAAATTACAGACTTGGTATAAAGTTTTCCCGAAAGCAACTGTCTTAATTGGTAATCATGATAGAATTGTTGCAAGAAAGTTATTTAAAGTTGGAGTGAGTCAAAGATGGTTGAAACCATTAGGTGAAGTTTTAGAGGTTCCAAATTGGGATTTTGTTGAAGAATATATATACAATGATATATTATATGTTCACGGAGAAGGTGGTACAGCTAGAAAAAAAGCACAACAAGAAATGATGTCTGTCTGTCAAGGACACTTGCACTCAGAAGCTTATGTTGAGTTTTTAAACGGTGGAAAAAACTTTGCTTTACAAGTTGGGTGTGGAATAGATTTTGAGAGTTATGCTTTTGCTTATGCAAAAAGAGATAAAAAGCCTGTCATATCTTGTGCAGTGATTTTAGACAAATCACCAATTCTTATTCCATTCAAAAATGATTGAACAACTTAACTCCGCTTTTAAAGATATTGTTTATTATGACAAAGAACATAAATACTTTGTTAATAAGAAACCTGTCCCTACATCATTAATATCAGTTACTCAATTTATTGGTAAGTTAAAACGTAAGTTTAATGCTAAGTTTTGGTCAACATTTAAAGCTTATCAGTTTTCTGGATATGATGTAAAGTTCATTTGGAACAACTATTTATCATTTAAAGTTGCAACACCAGATAGTGTGTTTGGTTCCGAATATAAAATTATAAGTATTTATGACGATCATTCGCATCTATCAGTAACACCAGAAGATGTTTTAGCTCAATGGAATATTGATAATATTATAGGTACTTCAAGAGGAAGTTATATTCATCAATATTTAGAGAATGTTGAACAACGTAGGTTAGATGAACCTACAATAGACATTCCACCAAACTTAAATATTCCACAAACAATTAGTTATGTTCAATCACTTAAAGTAGCAAAAGAGTTAATTTATGATTTTGTTGAATACAGTAAAAAGAATTTGGTATTGATTGCTTGTGAGTATATTGTAGGAGATGAGAAGTTGGGAATAGCCGGAACTTTTGACCGATTATATTTTAATAAGAATACAGAGGAGTATGAGATATGGGATTTTAAAACAGACAAGAAGCTGAATTACAAAAGTAGTTTTGGGAAGATTGATTTGTTTAATTTACCAGACTGTGAATATGAAAAATATTCAATTCAAACATCTTTATACAAATCAATCATTTTAAGAAATTGTCCAAATATAAAATTAGGAAAAAGTAGGATTGTGTGGTTTTCCTTAAAAGATGAAAAATATGAAATTATCGAGTGTAATGATTACACAGACCTAATAACAGATTTAAGCCATGAAACAAATTGGAACACATATATCAACACTTCGGATGTTGATAAATAAATATAGCAGAACCCAAGAAGGTTATACGGATGAAAATCTGTATAACCTTTTTTCTGCTTGTAGGGCAGTCATTCTAAAAAGACAGTTTGAGAAATTATCTTTTATATCAGATTTTAACTGGTACTCATTCTGTATGTCTTTAGAAATAAACAAACATCACAATTGTGATTGTGTGCCCGACGAACTTAATTGTAATATATTAAAATCAAAATATAAGATTCCATCTGTTATTGATGGAATGAATGTATCAAAAATTAAAATTTTTACCATTGGTGGTAAGCAAATCAATATTATCACTGAAGATGGATGGAGGAGAAAACAATTAAAAGAGCCTACAGATTACTATGGATCTATTATCAATGGGTATTTAATAATTTGGAATGCACCATTGAAGTTGAAAGTTGTTACCATATCAGGAGTATGGTCAGATGTTCTCTCATTAGAATCTATTCCTGGTTGTGATTCAGATGGAACAGTAACACCAAATTGTTATGATCCATTAACAACAGAATATCCATTACAAGAAGAATTAGCCGTTCCAGTTTATTTAGAAGTATTAAGACTTTTAAATATCCCAATGCAAGGAATCCCTGATTTAACAAATGACAGTAATGAGTTTAGCAAGATATAAAAGAAGAACTCTTGTGGATATATATATGACATATCCATATAAAAAGAATATCCCTTGTCCAATTAATACAACACCTCAACCATTTATTAAACATTCTGAATGTACAGATCATAAGCTTTCTCTTGATTGGAAACAATGGAACGAGATAGTAAAGTTATATTTACAAAAGCTTAAATTGCACATGGAAGAAGGAAATGAAATTGATCTAGGTACGAATCAAGGTAAACTGTCAATAGTGAAAGCTAAGGCAAATCATTTTTTAGATTTTAAAAAATCAGCTGCTGCTGGTAAACCTATTCGATTTGCCAAGAATAATATTGATAATTATTATTTTCTTCCTTCTTGGGGAAAGAACAACAAACCTTGGTTGTTTAGAAATTTATGGGTTGTAAAATTTAATCGGTTTTGGATAAGAGACTTTTATCGAAAGTGTGAATCTGACTTTACAAAAATATATAAAATAAAGAATTTAAAATGAAGACATTTGTTAAATTAAGAAGCTTGCTCGATAGTATCCCTGCTTCTCTTCTAGAAGAAGATAGTGAAGCTAGTTTCATGGACAGGTTCCAAGACGGATTAAAATTATTACCGTCTACAATTCAATATGAACCAAAAATAGATTTGTTTGAGATTATTGATGGTCGTGTACAGTTACCTAAGTATGTGAAACAAATAAATAATGTTTATTGGCAATCAAAAGATCCTTCAGACGAATGTGTTTCTGAACTTGAAACTGCTTGTGCAGAATCATTGGATCAAAATGATAATATTTGTAGACCGACAATTACATATAAGATGTGGCTGGACAGTCCATATTTTAATCAAACATTTGAAGTATTAAGATATGCTGGTACAGACAAATCATTGATTGCAAATAACTGTGAATGTTTTACATCAAGGTGTTCTGAATCTTTTGTAGTAACACCACAAAAGACAATGTACTTAACCATTGATGAAGGATTTATTTGTGTGAATTATGATAGTCCTATATGTGATGAGAAAGGTGAGATACTTATACCGGACAATCAACTATTAAATGAATTTCTTGTAGCTTATGCAATAAGTAAACATTGGGAGAATCGAATGTTTACCAAAGAAACTCAAGCATTTAATTTTTATAAAGAGTATAACCAAAAGCAAGCTCTTTTGTTACGACAAGCAAAAGGTAATTTATTGATGAGAGAAGTTAATGTTCATGATCTTATGAACATAAATGGTCAATATACAAAGCTTGTTAAATTACCAGAAATAATGTTCTATGGTAGATAAGCAAATAGTAACCGTTCACTCAAATGGTTTAAATAAGGACGGGGCACGTTTAGATAAAAACGATGTAAGCTTTGCTTCCAATGCAATAAGGATCAATCATGAAGGGGGAAGAGCAGAATATCAATCTGAACCTGGAAATGAACTTGCTGCATCATTACCATCAGGGTATCTTTTAATTGGAACCATTTATGGTCAAAACGAAGAGACATATTTATTTTCTACTAATAATGTTTCATCAGAGATTGGAATTTTTAAAGAAGATCGCTATACAACATTAGCGAATCTAGATTTAAATTTTTCAACAAAGTATCCTATCACTGGAGAATATAGAGTTAGAAATGGTTGTGAAAGATGTATTTATTGGGGAGATGAGAGTAATCCAGATTATTGGTTTAACATTGACCAACCAAATGATTTTAAAACGTCTGGTGTATTTGATCCAAACAAATTTAAATTTGTTCCCAATATTCAATGTCCTAAGATAGATTTAGTACAAGTTAATTCTTCAGGTGGAAACTTACCGCTTGGCTCTTATTACTTTCAATTAGAAATTGTTGATTTAGACGGAAACAGTTTTTATCGTACTGATATTACACCTCAGACAATTATATATGATGATGACCAAACAGACAGTTTTAATAATATTGATGGAGGATTAAATGCTCCTCAATATGATCCTGCTATTGGAGGATTACCTGAAACAAATAAATCTATAACACTTAGATTTCATAATCTTGATACAAGTTTCACTTATTTAAAAGTGAATGTTATCAGACAAATAACAAATACAGGTGTTGTAGATGCTCATACAATAGGACAATTAATTCCTATAACAGGATCCGAATTAACTTGGACATATACTGGATATAATGTAAGTGCAGGAGATAGTCCGGTTGATTACTCAAGTTTGGTAATACCAAACATTAAGTATAAAACATCTTATGTACAAGAACAGGTACAAGGTAGATATGTAAGAGCTGGTGTTAAACAAGATCAAGTTGATTATTCTACTTATCAAAGTTATGCTAGTTTAATTACTGCACAATGGGTAGCTAAAGAAGTTGAATCAAAAAATCAATTTGCTTTAGGAAATCCTAAAAATCCTAGTACTTATTGGTATTGTACAACTTTTCAAGGAGATGAGATAGTAGCATTCGGTATTCAATATTTATTAAAAAATGGTGAAGCAAGTCCTATTTTTCCACTAATTGGAAGACATTCAATTAGTTCAGATTTAGATACAATTACTGTTGTTTCAAATGCAACAGCTTCTCCCACATCAACTCAAGTGTGGGAATCAGATGTAGAACATTTAGGTTATACGGTAGGACAAACACTTCCAAGATGGAAAGCTTTTAACACAGCATCTATTACAACAAGTAATACAACTACTCACCCTTATGATTATGTTGGTGAATTTGGATATTATGAATCTGACAGTACTACTTATCCAGACATCCGTAATTGTGATAGTGAGTTCATATGGGGAGAAGACGGACTAGGAAATCCAATTGATACTAATACTAAATTAAGATATTTTAGATTTCCTGATAGAAGATTAATTCCACATGTTGTTGGTACCAACGGAGAATATATCCAACCATTAGGTGTTAAATTTGATAATATAACTTATCCATCAACTGATGTTGTCGGTCATAGATTTTGTCGGGCAAATAGAACGGAGTTTGATAAAACTGTTTTAGATACGGGATGGTTTGTTAAGGTCAAGGATGATCGGGATTTGGCCATAGCTACAGATGCTGATACATTAAGAGGAATATTGTTAGATCAAGATTTTGAAGAAACGTTTGAAGTATCTGGTGGCACAGATCAAATTACAGCTCAGTATGGAAGGTTTAACAGCGCCAATATATTCTTTAATCAAAAGATATTTAATCCTGATTATATTAAATATAATTCTTCATACGATCAATCAATTGGTGGAGGGTTGATAGGTTCCAGTACATTATTACCTGTTGGTGCTGAAATTAATGCTACAGGTGGAGGTTCCATTGGAATAAGCCTTTTTCACTTCAATTTAGATTCGATGGTAGGATTATCAGCCAGACAGAATTTTAAAGTTGAAAATCAATTATATATTGATCCAGTAAGTTTTGATTCTTCGTTTGATATTAATGTAAAATCAGAAGATAGGTTAACAGGTGATAATGTAATTAAAACTACATTTGAATTAGCAGATTTGTCAAGTATTGGTGCAGATTATACTTATGTGTATAAAAAAGCAGTTGTTCAACCTTTTGATTCGTTAATGAATATTGCATATAGTTATATGCATTATAATTATAGTTCAAGTTTATTAAGTGCTGATAATGAATATTATAATGGAGATACAATAATTAGTTTGTGTACACCTACTAGAAACAGTACAGGTACTCCGGCTGCAATGTTATATGGCTTTAGTACTTTTACAGGTATGTACGAAGAACATGAAATTAATGGTTCCTTAAGACATGGAGGATTAGAAGATTTTGCTAAATATTATAAGTCTGACGGTAACTATAAATGGGCATTAGCTAAAATAGCAGATCTTCAAGACGATGGCACATATTTACCTAAACCTGTTGATTCTATAATTCAAGAATATTACGCTTATAATTCTGATTTTAACGTTCAAACAAAAGAAGTAGGTAAAGTAAGTTTACCTTTAAATTTTGATTATTGTTCTGAATGTTTAAATGAATATCCTAATAGAATTATCTGGTCACCTAAATCATTTGAAGAAGAATCGTTTGATTTATATAGGATAAATAAAGTTAATGATTATATTGATCTTCCTGCACATAGAGGTAGGATTACAGGATTGAAATATCAAAACAATCAATTGTTGGTTCATACTGAAGACACAACATTTATTCTCCAACCAAATCCTCAACAGATTGCAACAGATCAGAATACAGCTTATTTAACAACAGGAGATTTTCTAAGTATTCCACCACAAGAATTGTTACAGATTGATGTTGGTATTGCAGGATTACAAAGTAAACAGAGTCAGTGTGATACACCTTATGGTCACTTTTGGGTAGATCAAAAAAGAGGTGAAGTATTTGGGTGGAATGGTAAATTAGAGACAATCTCTAATAAAGGTTTACAGCAATGGTTTAAAGAATATTTACCTTCAGAACTTATAAAGAATTTTTATCAAGTTAACCTTGAAGATTGGCCTGTGCAGTCAACATTAGATAGAGTTGGTACAGGTGTGATTATGTATTATGATCCAAGGTTTAAAAGATTAATGATTACAAAAAGAGATTATCTGCCTATCGACCATAGACAAGAATTTGATTCTTTAGATTTAAATACAGCTGTATGGTCACATGCTGAATCTCAATGGTATTCTATTCCTTCAGGTACAACACCTGTTATTGTATATCCTGACAACGCCCTTGTTTTTGAAGATAAAAGTTGGACATTAAGTTATTCATTCTTAGACCAATCATTTACTAGTTGGCATTCTTATATTCCTAGAATAGCATTTAGCAATAGTAATAGTTTTTATACATCTGCATTTAATAGTAGCACAAATGGAATATTCAAACATTTGTCATACGGAATGTATCAAACTTATTATGGTTCTAAATATGATTTTATTATTGAATGGACTTATTTTGATCCGGTTAGTGCATCCTTTAGTAGTTTGTATTATGTAGGATATACTCATGTTTGGGATGAAACAAGTAGAACATTTAAAAATGTAGATTCTACGTTTAACAAAATGCTTGTTTATAATAATGAACAATCAACAGGTTTACAAACACTTGTTTTACAAAATCAACATACAAGTCCTTATCAAAATGTTTCGCTTGTTTCAGGAACTAAACATGTAATACGAACAGATCAGAATTATAAAATATCTGGAATATATGATATGTCAACAGGTACACCTGTTATTACAAAAGACTGGAGTTTAAGGAAACTTCAATCTGGTTATATAGATCATGTTAGTAACACAGCCAATATTAATTTAAACAAGTCTGTTTACGATTGGGGAAATATTATAGACAAACAATCTTTTATAAGATTATTTTTTAATCCTGTACAAGATTATAGAAAATCTGTAATTCTTCAGGTGAGTAACTCAGAACAATCAATACGATGAAAAAGAAAAAATGTAATTATGGTGGGACAATAACTCCAAAGAGAGCTATTGATATGCTTCCTAATAGATTACCACTTGTAAATATAAAACCTGTACAACTTAATAAATCATTAGGTGGTGATTTACTTCAGACAGGTGTATCATTTATTCCAGGACTTGGACAAATACTAAGTCCTTTAGTTGGTCTTGTTGACAGTCAAATAACAGAAGAACCTGTAAAAGCTCCTGAGCCACTTAAATTAAATATGAATCCGTTTGGTAAATTAAAAAACGGTGGAATTATTAATGATGGGTTTAAACAATATAATACAGGATCACATTCATCAGGAAATGATTTGTCTGTAGATGAACAAGGTAACCCTGATCCAAACGGATCAAGTTCTGTACAAAATAAAGAAAATAGTTTTGCTGTGAAAGGTCGACAGTATGTTATGTCGGATGTTTTAAAAAATCCTAAAACAGGTAATACATTTAATAAAGATGCTATGGCAGTAAATAAAAAATATCCGAACGCAAGACAATCTTTAGATCAAAGAAAAGCATTAGATTTAGAGATGCAAATATTAGCATCACTTAATGATAAACAACGTGATATACAGTTGGACAAGGAATTGAAGTATGGTGGTTATCCTGAAAATGGAGATCCTACTATTCCAGCAAGTGATAATTTACAATTTTATGCCAGTCCTGAAACATTAAACGGTGTTACAGTTCCTACATTAGCAATGCCTACACAAGTTCAATCGAACAAAATGGTATCTACTAATATGGATACTTCAGCATCTGAACCTGGTTTAGATACAACTGAATTTGGCAATCCGATTACTTTAGGTTCTGACGTAATACAATCTCCTGCAAATCCAACTGTGGCAACTCAAAGGTCAGAATCTTCTGACATACTTGGTTCAAAAACTGCAAATGCAATTGGTATGGGATTAAAAGGTGCTGCATTGTTAGGATCAGTTGTTGATGCATTTAGACCAGCAGAGAAAGAAAAACTGATTCTTCCTGATTATCAAAAAGCTGATAATTATGTAAAGTCTGCCAATATTGATTATACACAAGCTAAACAAGATGCTCAAGGCGTATCAAATGTTGCAGCTCAAACAAACCGTTCTTTAAGCTCAAATGCTGCTTCGTATCAAGGAAGAGAGGCTGCAAGATTAGCACAGTTGTCAGATGCTATGGGTAGAATATCTGAAGCTCAAAACAATGCACAGTCACAACTAAACTTACATAAAGGAAGTTATGAACAATCTAAAGCAGTAGATACTGCAAATAGAAAATATCAGAATCAACAAAATCAACAAATGAATGATGCTAATTCAAGATTGTTTGATCGAGATTTAATGACCAATTTATCTGAGTTAGGTACAAGTTTTAATCGGTACGGGGAAACTCAAAAGATGATTAAGAACAATACTGAATTAAGTAAATTTGAATTGAATCAAGCATTGACTTTATTGAATGCTAGATACCCATCATTTAAAGTAGATGATAAGGTAATTGAATTATTAAAGTCAGGTGCATCTGTTGATGAAATCATTAAAATGAAAAGCTAATGGCAATTAACAAATATGATAAATTAGGTAGAGGAATTGATTTAAGTTGGACAACTTATGTTCCTCAAGCACCTAAATTAGATGTTGCAGGTTTTGATAATTTATTGCAGCAACAACAAACACAATATGACCAAGTTGGCCTTCTGTCAGGTAAAAGACCGGATGTTCTGAACAATGAGGAAGATTTAAAATTATATCAAACTTATCAAAAAGAAGTAAACGATTCTTTAAATAATGTTACAGATGCTTATACAAAAGGTGTCACACAAGGACAACTTGCCTATAAGCAATATCTAGACAAATTTAAAAAGGATTGGTCACCAGGTGGTCGAGCTGATATTTTAAATAAAAGATATTCACAATATCAACAAGCAACTAAAAACTTAGAAGATTTTTATAAAGACGATACAAGTCCTGTCAATAAAACTCTTGCTAAACAACAGCTGCAACAACAGTTAAGTAAACCTATTATAGTTGATCCTACGACGGGACAATATAGTTCAATTGGTACTCCTGAATTGTATAAAAATCCAAATATCAATAAAGCTGTTAATGACATGCTTTCTGAAATTAAGTCGAATGGAACAACACAATTCCTTGGAGATTTTAATAGGGATTTTTGGATTCAAAAAATACAAAATGAAACAAGAGAACCGGAAAGAATTAAACTTGCTTTTCAAGCTCTTGCTAGTCAGCCAGAATATTCAAGTCAGATAAATAGGGATGCTCAATATAAAGCTTTGACTACAGATCCAGATAAGTATAAACAAGCTTTTGAAGAAAGACAAAAAGGTAGTTTAAAACAAATTGAGGATTTAAGTGTTAAAGCTGAATCTGATAAAACTGCTGCAACAGAACTACAAAAGATGTTAAGGACAAACGGTTATAATGTTGCTGTGGATGGAAACTATGGAGTATTAACAAAAAAAGCAGCGACTGATTTTCTTCAAACTCAAAAGAAGACTGTACAAGAAAACCTAACTAATTTCAATTTTGAAAATCAACTTAGGAATGATGTAACAAATTCTTATTTGGGTTATGCTTTACGAGGTGCTTATAATAAACAAGAAGTACAACCTATTTTCAATCAAGCTAAGAAGGCTCAGATGGATTATTCTTTGAAGAAAGAAGAAAATAGTATTGCTCTTTGGAGGGCACAAACAGAATACGATCTAAAAGATCAGGCTAGTACAACAGCTGTATCTGGTTTAGCTCAACAACTTCCTGAAATTCAAACGTATCATAAGAACATTAAAAGTCAATTGTCTGAAACAGAAAAGAATGTTGATAAGGCATTATCAAATAGTAAAACTTTCAAAGGTTGGACTAAAGAGAATGTTGCTGAAGCTTATAATACTTGGAATAAAGTAACAGGTGATTCTCCAGAAGAAAGAAAAAATAATTTTAAATCTTTACTTGCTCAAAAATCTGATTATCCTTTTACGGATCAACAAATTGATGAGATATTTAAAGAGATGAATGGTGCTGGTGATGGTGTAATTAAAACAACTTTAAAAACTTTAGGTCAATTACAATCTGAAGTAAATAGAGTGGAAGAAGGACAAGCACAAATTGCTAGTCAATATTTAAACACTCCAGAAGGTCAAGCTAACTTATCTAAACTTAGACAAGATTCTCCACAAAGTTTAAAGAATTTGTCTGATTTAGAATTAGTAAAACTTGCAACAAGTCAACCTGAATTATTTGAAGTCAATAAAACAGAAGATTCAAGTATAGGAGCAATGAGTGTTGTAGATTTTCCAAATCCAGCAGAAAGATATGTTCAAAACCAGAACCATGACATAAAGAAAAACAAAAGTGGTACAAAGTATGATTGGGGTTCATTAGGTACAGTTGAAATATATGCTAATACAAATGACAAAGTTCTTAAACCAACTTTAGATGGTATTAGTTCTGCTATTGAAACTGGATCTGGTTTAAACTTTTCAAGTTTTGGTAAAGCAGGATTAAGTTATAAAAAACTTAACGGTGATGAAATCGCACCCGGTGTTTCAAGAAAAGTAGAAACTATTTCTGTTACACGTAATACTCAAGGATTACCTGTATTAAAAGTAGGTGTTTCTATTGACAAAGAGAAAGGTAAGAAAGAATTAGCTTATACTGATATTGATGTTGTACCTGGTTCAGTTGAACAAGTTCAATTGTTAGCTGGCATGAAAAAAGCTTATGTTCAAAAACTGAATCAAGAAGGGCCAGTAGCAGCTCAAGCATATTTAGATGCTGTTGAAGCACTGGAAGGAAAAGACAGAATGGATAGAGCAGCTATTGATATTGATCTTAAACGGTTGAATACAAATAACACTAAAGACAATCCTATATATATTCAGGATCCTAAACGCATTGATCCATTAACTGGAAAACCAATGTTGGTTGATGTGTCTACTTTAGGTTGGCAATCAAAGAATTTAGAAAAGGATGAAAATATCAATGGTTATGGTTATGAATTATGGGGCTTTAATACTTACACCGGAAATGTAGTAGGTAATGTATTTATGGATGGTAATGGTAATAGAATTTTATCTCCAGCTACAGGGCAATCTGGAACATTTACTTTTGGTTCATCTGATGCAGCATTAAAAGATAGAAATGCAAAATCAATTTTAAGTCAAACTCCTGTTGAAGTAACAGAAACAAAAGTTAGACAAACTACAAATAAGTCAACAACTGTTGATAAAACAACTAAAGAATAATGGGGAAGTATAAATTGGACAACCCGAATGGAACTCAACTAGATCCATTTGCTTTTGAAAAACAATTTGCTCAACCTAATCTTAATAATCCCTCACCTTACTCAGGAGTAGCAAGTTCTTTGGAATTTGTTGCTCCTGATAAGATTGAAGAAGGTTATGGAACAATGGGTAATTCCGGTTATGCTGTTCAAGCTATTAATGAAGCTAAAGCTGCTAATCAAGGAACTTTTGAGTTGTTAGGTAAAGGTTTATTTAATATAGGTAAAACTGTCGGCATTGAAATTGCAAAAACACCTGGTTATATTGGAGGTATTGCAGGAGCAATTGGAAATGAGGTATTTGGTGACGGTGAACAATCAATGAAAATGATTGTTGATAATGCATGGATCAATGCTTTTGAATCTTTAGACCAAGCAGCTAAAGAAGCTATGCCTGTGTATATGTCTAATCAAGTTAGAGAAGGTGGTCTTTTAGATAAAATGTCTTCTGGAGCATGGTGGGCTGAAACTGGAGCAGACGGCTTAGGTTTTATGCTGGCAATGTTTGCACCGGGTGCTGTAGCAAAATCATTTAAACTTGGAAGTAAAGTTGCTTCTGCTGGTGAAAAATTGATTAATCTTACAGGTTTAGGTAAAACTGCAACAGGTGCCAAATGGGCAGATACGTTAGGTGAAGCTGGTTATAAATATAGCACAGCATTTGCAAGAAATGCGGATGGTTTAATATCAGCTACAATTAATACAGCTATTGAATCATCAGCTGAGGCAGCTAATACATTTGAATCATTAAAATCTAAATATATCAGTGAAGGATTAAATGAAAATGAAGCGGCTCAAAAAGCAGGTGAAGGAGCTGCTGCTGTATTTAAAGGAAATATGGCATTACTGGCTGTTTCAAATGTACTTGATGAAATGTGGTTATGGAAAACAATCAGATCTTCTGGTGAAAAAGAAGCTGGACAATCAATGTTAGCTAAACTTTTTGATAAGGATGGGAACATTGATTTAGCTGCTTTAAATACAGCAGGGAAAGAATTCAGTACTAAAAATATAATAAAGAAAGGAATTACTAATTTTGGTAAAGGTGTTCTTAAAGAAGGTTTCTTTGAAGAAGGTTCACAAACATTATTACAACAAAACATTGAAGCGGGCAAAAAAGGAGAATCCATTCTTGGAAATTTATCTAATGTGGCTTCATCTTATCTTGTGGATTTTGCTGATAACAGTGAGTTACACGAATCTATATTCCTTGGTGGTCTTTTGGGTGGTGGGGCTTCTGTCGTAGCTACAGTTCAAGAGAATAAAGCTCTTAAGTCTGCACTCTATGGAGGAGAAGCTAGAACAAAGGATAATTTTTGGGTCAAGTATGGTTTGCTACCAGAAAGAAAAGCTCAAAAAGGTTTGTCTACTATTTTAAAAGATAGCCACATTCAAGAGTTCAGGTCTTATAAAGATTTGTTAGATTCTAATGGTAATCTAGATGAGCAGAAAATTATTGAATCTCAAATTGATAATGCTGAGAAAATAGCATTAAATTTTAAATATGATGCAGCAGTAGCAAAAGGTGATACTGTGGCACAAGCAATATATGGTCAATTCTTAGCAGCAGATTATGTTAAGCCTTTCTTAGGACAAGAAGGAGGAAAAGAATTATTTGAAAATCATGTCGACACTAATGTTGTTAAAGCATGGTCAAACAGATTTCAAGAAACTTTTAATAGAGAACCTTCTCCTCAAGAAGTCTCAGAATATAAAACTAAATTTAAAGAATCAGGTAATCGAGTAATTGATGCTTATTCTAAAGCAGAAAGTACTAATTATCCTGAAAGATATTTTTATGAAAAGAGTGGTGAATATAATGATTTTAGAAGTCATTATTTACATTCTAAGTTTGAAACAATTGTTGCTTTAGATACAGTTAAAAGTAAACAGCAAGAAATTGCTCAAGAAGTTCATACTCAAGAACCTGATATAAAAGAACAAGAAGACAAGCTGAATTTATTAGGTAAAATGCAATCTGAATTATCAGATCGTTACAAAGACTTCTTTTCTAAACAAGGTGTTGAGGAAATGTTCAATCAATTCAAAAGTTACAAAAGAGCTTTTGAAACTTTAACAAATGATGTTGTTGAAGAAAACATTAAATTGAAAAATCAAGTTGATGCTCAACCTGCTAAAAACGAAGAATCACTTGATAAAATATTTTCTGATTTAAATTTAAATCCTGAACAACTAACGCACTTTATAGATAGTTCCGGTAAACCACATACTGTCTACATAGACGATGTTGGGGAATGGCAGATAGATGGTAAGCCACTTAATAAGTTTAAAGGAAAATTAGATGATCTTCAATTAAATGATATTTCAAATGAAGATTATCAATCTTTTAAAGATACAGGAGATATATCTGATTCAGCTTATAGAAGATTGGCTAAAAAATTAGTAGCTAAACAACAAGTATTCTCACCAAGAGAAGTTGAAGTAGTTTCTAAACTGAAAGATAAGTTGGAACCTTTTGTTAATGCTGAATTAGGAAAGACTTCTTTTAAAGAACCAAAACCTGAAGATCAATCAGCTCAACCTGAAGCTGATCCAGAAGAAACAATCAAAGCTATTGAAGAAGTTGAGAACAAAAAGAAAGGTGTAAATCTTTATCCTTCAACTGGTAGAAACTTAGAAGATCTAAAACCTACTGATGAAATTGAACAATTGACAAATAAACCTAGTCAGAGATTATGGTTTGACGTATTAGATTCTGAAGTTTCAAAAGATCCTACAAGTTATACGGTTAAAGTTATTCGAGCAGATGATAAATCTAACGAAGAACTTTGGAAACAAATTAATAGAGACGTTGATCCATCTGATACTAAAGATGGGGATCTTTACACAGTTCTTTATAAAAACGATAAACCTGTTATTAAAAATGGTTCTGGAAAATCTATAAAAGATATAGAGGCAGAAAGACTTGATTTAATATCAAGAAAGTCAACAGCAAAAGAGAGGTTTGAATTTATTGCTTCTCTTCCACAAGGAACTGTGTTTACTTCAGACGGTGATAGTCGGGTTATTGTTGGACAAAAGAAAATCCTTAAAAGTGGAACAGAGGAGTTTGAGCTTATAACAGAAATATTAAATGAAGATACAAATCAGTGGGAAATTGCTAATGTAAATCCAATATCAAAAAAACATACAGGTGAATATTCAGGAGAGTTTCCTTCACCAATGTTAAACAATTCTAAAACAGATCTTATTAGTGGAGAAAGAAGTATTGTAACTCCAACAATAACTGTACCTCAATCAGGTAATTATATATTTACAAGTTTATGGCGACCAGATAATTTATATCCAGAAAAAGATGGTAAACCTGTTAAGTTTATATTGGCAGAAAGTTCAATTTTAAATAATTATTTATTTAGTGTTGGATTAATGGGTGTTAATATTGAAAAATTATCAACCAAAAATAAAGAAGCTTTTAAAAGATTAGGTATTGACAATCCTTCTGTTGAGAATATTATGACTGCTGCATTTTTTCATGCTAAACAAGAATATACTACATGGTATGAAGAACTTCAAGTTGGTGATAAAGAATTAAAAGTTGCCGGGATTACAAATGGACACAGTATTAAAAAGAGAGATCTTAGTGGAACTAAACCTGTTTCTGCTTGGAATAATCCTTTAGCTGGAATTCCAGGATTAAAGTTTGAAAATGGTAAATTGACAGGTGGAGAGATTAAACAATCTACTGTAGGATTTATTAATACACCAACAGGTGAATATAAGATTGCATCTGGTGATACAGTTATTGTAGATACTGAAGGAAATGTTCATCCACTCAGAGCAAGAACTTTAAACAAAGAAGAAATAGAGACAGTTCTTTATTTATTATCTTTACGGGCAGTTAAAGGTGTTCCCACTGAAGCTATTAAAATTCCAGGTGTAGCCAAATATGGTACAACTGAATACAAAAATATTCCTGTGTTTTACAATACAGAAGCAAAGAAATCAAGAGCCAACTTAATTGAAAGTTATATATCATTTGGTAGATCAGGAAAGAACGGTGAGATTTATTTTAATCAAGAAAGTTTATCAAATGATCCTGTATTAGTGTGGACAGATTTTAATGGAAATACAAACAGTATATTGGTATCAGAAATTGAAAATGCTTTACTTAAAAATGATCTAACTGGTGTACAAGAACTAGTTTCCTTCTTAGAAACAAAAAGAGTTAATATAAATGAACATCTTTTGAAATCAAATAGTTTTTCTAAGCCGAGCATCAAATATGAGGTTGATGAATCAGGTGAAAGGTCACCTACTGTTAAATGGGACACTGTAAATTATCAATCATTTTTATTAAATGATGTTGTTCAAACAACAACTTTTAAAGTGGCAGGTTATCCTAATAGAGTACAAAGAAATCTTTTCTTCCATAAACATCCCGTTGAAAACATAGAGGATTTTCAACCAATTGATTTTGAAGAACCTAAGGCTCCAGTAAGAGAAAGAAGAACAGTCAAATCTCTGGATAGTTTTGGAGATATGGATAAAATATTAACTGTATCCGACTTACTAAAACAAAAGCTCCAAAATGGAGAAATAACACAGAACTGTAAATGATGAAAAATTGCACATTTTCTTATAAAGGTAAAACATACTCAACTGACAGGATTCAAAGAATCTTGTTGGAAGAATTACCTATTAGAGATCAGCAAGAGTCTATTAATTTTTTAGCTAAATATTTAGGTTTACCTAGCAATAAAATTCATGTTGTTAGAGGTTTAATTGATAATCGCTCATTAGGTAGATTTAGAAAAGACGGTGATATTTTATTATCTGATTTAGCCACACCTGATGTAGCTTATCATGAAGCATTTCACAGAGTATGGAGAATGTATCTCGATCCTGAAGAAAGGATGGCTGCAATAAAAGAAGTTAAAAGAAGAAAAAATTATACTTCTATACTTGAATCATATAAAAAGATTTATGCTGATTTAACAGATAATGAATTGGTTGAAGAATACTTAGCTGATGAATTTTCAGACTTTGTAATGAATTCAAACTATAAGATTGAATTACCAATTAAATCATTATTTCAAAGTCTTTTAAACTTTATTAAAAGAATTTTAGGTTTAAAGGTTTCAGATATTCAATTAATATATGACAAAATCTTAGCTGGTAAATATGCTGGTCAACCTACATCAGTACAACAATATCTAAAAGATGCTGATAAGGTAATCATAGAAGGACAAGAATTTACTGTGGAACAAAAGAATGAATTAATTCAATTGTTAACACAAAGATTCACAAAAGCAATGTTACGCTTTAATACTGATGTTGATAAATTTTTAGCATCAGGTTCAGTTAAGATTAATGAACTTTTATATGAATATGTTGTCCCGGATGTTGGAGAAGCTATTATAAATGAATCAGAAGAATACGGATCTCTTATAGAT